TCAAACATTTCTTGTGATAGTTCTTCTCGTGTCTTACCTATATAGTAATCTTGACAACTAAAAATGCTTACCATAAATGCTATTACAAAACCAAGTATTACCATAGCGTTAAGTATTTTACTTGCGTCAGCAAATTGGTTTAGTTTACGCTTCAAGTGCTTCTATCCTTGCTTTCAGTTCATCGTTTTGTGATGACAGTTCTTGAATAGCTTTTACAAGTATAGGTACAAGTTTTGAATGGTCAAGCTGTTGTGGTTTTATTTCACCATCATCATCAACTGCATCTTTTTCACCAGTAACTGCTTCAGGTACTACCTCTGCTACTTCGTGTGCAAAAAAACCATCAACAGTATTATCTGCATCAGAAATAAAATTAAACCTATAAGGTTTTAAATTATTAACCCTGCTTAATGCATTAGGCAATTCTATTTCATTTTCTTTAATTCTGTAATCAGAAGTTGTATTAAAAGACGTTGCACTATTAGTTATACTAACACTACCTACGCTCATTGGAGATGCCCCAATAAATCCAAACCATAAAGGAAGACCATTATTAGCTCTTGATATATAAAGATTTGCAGAGCTATCACTTGTAGTTGTTCTTACAAATTCATTATACGAATTTTCACCAGACAAATGCCAAAATCCACCATTTGCTGATAACCCATCTGTCGTTTTTCCTATTCCAAAATAACCTCCAGATGCAAATGTAACCCTTGTAGTAGAATCTTCACTTAAAGTTAAATTTTGCGAATTATATTCTGGGTGTAATGACCAACTATTATCTGGAGATGGGGCTGTATTTGTTAAGGTAAGTTTAGATGCTGTATTATCACCACCTGAAAGATGCAACCCAGTAGAGGGACTTGCATTTCCAATACCAATACCAACTTTACCACCAAAAGGATTTAATACTATATCATCAGCACCATTTCCTGCATCATTACACGCTTGTATGTATTGTTGAGCATCATTTGCCAATGAACCCATCCATAATGAAACAGAGGCATCGCTAGAACCTTGAACTCTTAATGCTTTTTTAGATACAGTAGTAGATAAACTTGTGGCAGATGATGCGTATGCTTGTCCACCTTGAATATGGGCTGTTGCAAGAGTACCTACACCTGTGACATGGCCCAGGGTAGAGCTAACCGATACAGTATCTGTAGCAATTGAGATCCCATTACCAGCTGTTAAATTTGTTTTAGAAAGAGGTATACTTCCAGCCAGGTGAGTAGCTGTTACGCTTCCAGTAGTTATATCAGCAACGACTGCTCCAGCTGCAATTTTGCCAGCTGTAACTGCATCATCGGCAATACCTGTTTCTTTAATTTTAGTTAATGCCATATTATCTTAACCACGTAATTCCTATATCATTATTACTGCTTCTATTCCCAGCAATAATTGTTACTAATAAACCCATACCTCCAACACTATTCCAATTCTTTGCTTGTAGTTTTATATTTCCTTGACTTACGTATGCAAATTGAAAATTATCTGCAAAATTACTATTAGCTAATTCTCCGTGTGTCGTTATGCTTTCTAGTGCTGTTATTCCATCGTAACCTTGAGTTGATGCAATCCAAACACCTGCTCTACTACCTTCATCACAAAACTTTAATTCAAACATAACTGTTCCCCAACTTGAATTATTAAATGAAATTTGAGCTACGTCTTGAAAGTTGTGATTATCAATATTTACAAGTTTAGTAAAAGCACCACCATAAGTTCCACCCCAAGAAATACCACCTACGTTTCCTGCTTGAGGTGTAAAATAAATAGAACCACCTGATGTATTTCCTATTAATACATTACCTGCAAAAGTAGCGTTTTGTGATGAATCTAAAGTAAGAGCAGTTGTATTATTAGAGCCAAATCCTAAACTTGCAGATGTTCTTGTAACTAATCGAGATGTGCCAGATGATACAAATTCCATTTGACCTATTAATGACCCAGAGCTTTCAAGAGTTATATTTGTAGCTCCACTTGTAGAATTAAAATTAGCTGTATTTGCAGCTTCTCCACTTTTCACATCAAGAGGAGAGCCAGGGTTTGAATCACCTATACCTACTCGTCCACCTCTTAAATTCATTGTTTCTGTCGTACCTGCAATGAATCTCATTCTACCACCTTCACCTGCCCCTGATGCAAACTGAGTTATGCTTCCGTAATCAATATCACCACTATCACCTAAATTTAAAATAGCACCGTGAGTTGTGCTTCCTGCTTGTATTGATGCAGTAGTATAATTAGAACCTTGAACTGTTAGTCCTGTAAGAGTACCTACTGATGTAATTTGACTTTGTGCAGCATCTACGTTAAGCGTGTTTGTACTTAACGTTAAGCCTGTACCACCAACGAGAGCAGTTTTAGACATTGCAATAGAAGCACTTGCATTTATATCAGCATCGACAATTACTCCATCATTAATATGGGATGACAGTATAACATCATCACCAATCTTGAGAGCTTCGTCTGAGGGGCTTGGTCCTAGGTATCCCACTAAGTGATTTCCATAATAGACATTGACCAGTCAATCTTTGAAGCTACACTTGCCTTAACCTGGATAGTATCATCAGCCTGTAAGACTAATTTATTACCAGAGCAAAATTCTAGTGTAGATCCAGCTGGAACCGCAACATCATTAAGCAGCATAATATCATCTGCATTTTCCCCACTACTGGAGTTTGTTACTAGTTTACAATAAACATTGACCGATGAGGTGTGTTTATTACAGAAGGTCATTCCTATTATGACAGCAGCATCTAAACTAGATGTGTCTGCTGTATACTTAGTGGCTAGACTTGTTGTTAAATTTGTTGCAGTCTTCAATAAAAATGTGTTGGCCATATATTATCCCAAGGCAATTGCTAAGGCTGTGCTAGTAGCAGCTACCTCAGCTGAAGTTTGTGTTTGTGTTGAATCGTTAAAGTGAGCTACTGCGTAAGACCCAGATCCTTGCGATGATTCCTTAGCGTAATATATTTTTCCATCTACATAGTTAACGCTTAGTTCACCTTTTGCTAAATCATTATTGTTATCAGGGTCACTTGAATGAACGGTAGGTGCAGAGCTAGCTGTACCCTTGTTCTTTAAAATTATTTTATTGGCCATTACCAGGTGCCGCCATCAATAGTAGCTTCAAGTATTGCACCGCACACAAGGCTTGCATGATTAGATGCTGAGTATGTTACTTCATTACCTGGCTCACCTGTTATATCTTCAAATAAAACAAAAGCATTATCTGTTCTACTTCTGTCTCGTGCAAGTCCAGCATACTTAGTACCGCTAGATGCGTAAGTACCATAAATACCTATGTCAAGTGAGTCTCCACCAGTATTTGCTTTAGCGCAGCTGATCATATTATCCTCAACCGCTAGTGTGGCTGTAGAAACGGTGGTTGTAGTACCGTTTACAACAAGGTTACCTGTGACTGTTAATTGGTCACCAATTGTTACATCATCTGGTAATGATACTGTATATGTCCCACCACTTTGTGCAACAGCTACCTCATCAGCGGTTCCCTGTATTGTTATGGTCCCACCTGGAGCAATCGTTGATGCTGTAGAGCCATCAGTAATACTAACAGCTGGTCCAGCCAACTTAGCATTAGCTATAGATCCTGCTAGTTGAGTATTAGTTACACCACCTGCTTTAATAGCTACTGATCCACTTGATACTGCAAAGTCAGCTGTTGGAAATTTTGCTATACCTTTATTAGAATCAGTTGCATCTTCACCAGCAATAGTCACCGCCTGGCTAGAATGCGTTATATCCATTCCTTCACCAGATGTGAACGCAAGTCTTTGAGAATCAAGATCTACTGCTCCATTACCTGTGTCAGTTGAAAAATCTAATGTTTCTTCCGATATTTGAGCATCGACATACGCTTTAATACTTTGCTGAGTGGCAAGTTTTACAGCAGAATTGCTGCTAAAATTATCCTCATCTAGGATAGGTGCCCCAACCCAATTAGGAGTAGTCGCATCGGATGCTATATAAAATTGACCAGTATCGGTTCTAAATAGTGGTTCAGCAGCTGAAAGGTTACTAGTTGGAACAGCACTTGTTCCTGATTTAAATTTGATTGTATTGATTGTTGCCATATTATTTCCTTACCAACTTCCACCGTTGATAGTTTTGTTTATAAGAGTTTGATTAGAGCCTACCGTTACTGGGTCTGTAGTATCGACCCCATCTGTCCAGTCCAAACCTTTTATGTTATTAATATCATTTGCGGTAGCTGTAACTAGTACCTCATTAAGCTTTAAACCTTGTGAAGAGCCATTATGAGCATGCACATTTATATCTGTAGTGCTTAATTGAATAGCACTTGATACACCTTCACCATCAAAAACAGACTTTAATGAAGTTTCCAAACCTTCATTATCATCTCCATCATATACAGTAAGAAGATCTTTATATGTGGTACCTGGACTCTTGTTAATTAAACTAGCCATATAGTTCCCCTAGTTTCGTGTTAATATTCATTGTCTATGTGTTTCCTTCCAAAATTAAAAAGTGACTTTCCTTTTTTTCTTCTTCTTACTAGCTTTTCTATAATCAATCTTCTTTTCTCCTTTTGCTAGTCTTTGTGAGTTTAAAAAATCTCGAATTACCCTAGGGACTTCATTACCATTTTCATCTTTTACAAGCTTTGCATCTGTTTCACTTAACGCATTTAATTTAATTGCATCATGCACATATCGCTTAAATCGTGCTACCTCAACATGGTTATAAACTTCTATTTCAGACTTATCTATCATTTTTCTAATTAGACGTTTTTCAGTTATACCTCTTTTATCTGGCTGTCCATAAAATTGTCTTACAAAAGGTATTTCTTTAGCTGGGGTTGGCCTACCAACAGCAAAGTTTATTCCAGTATCAACCGATCTAGATATAAATTTTCCTAATCCACCAGTTAAGAACCCACCTATATGATCTAAAGCTTCTGGATTTAAATCAACCCATCCAGGTATATAATGGTCTTGTGGGTTGCCATCTTTATCTGTTATAATACCTTTATATGTTTTACCACCAGTAATATTTGACAATCCTTCAGTTACTGATCTTGATACCCATGATGGAGGGTTTTTATCCCAATAATTTTTGTAGCGTGCTTTCTTCTTTTGAAAAAATATTTTCTCTGGAAATATTGGTGAACCTGTAAATTTTTTATTTTCTCCTAATTGTACTAATGGATCAAGTAAAGTTGGGGAAATCATTTGAGATACACTACCTGCTCCAAGAGGTGATACTGCATCATTAATAGAAGAAAGAACCCTAACAGCTTTATCTAGATACCTTACATTTTTAAAACCGTGTCCTTTTACATGACCTTGCTGTATTATGTCACCTGCTGCTTGCCCTGCGACATGAAATATGTTATACCCATAAGGAACACGAAGTCGTACATCATTACCATCAGGCAGCATAAATATTAAATAGTTATCTTTCTCCCATTCACTTTTCTTTTCCCATTCTTCTGGTGCAATCATATAATTGACCAAGCTTAAACCTGCTGACATGCCAGCTATACTACCTACCATTGCCCTAGTTTTTTTAGAATTATATAAGGAAACACCTATTCTGGCTGTTCCTTGAATAGTTGCATTTGAAAACAAATACAATGAGTTTATAGTTGTTCCCCATTCACCCTTTTTATTAAAGTTAACAGTTATGTTTTTAGCTACCTGTGCTGCTCTTAATTTGTTCATACCTTGTTTTACCAAAGCATCATACGTTGCTAGCCTAACTCCTGACTCAACAGCCTCATTTACATTATTAACAAGATCACCAATTGCCTTAGCCGCTACTCTTACATTTGTTTTACCATTCTGAACATTTTCTAAAATCTTAGATACTTTTTCTTGGTGTTCAGCTAAAGAGTCCATTTCAAACCAGCCTACCTTACCACCTGAAGCTTTTAATTCTTCATAACGATCAGACCAATAATTTTTTTGTTTACCACGAACATTTCTAAATACACCTCTAACAGCCAAAGGTGTGTTTTTAAATACAGTTTTAGCTACACCTTCATGCTCACCCCCTACATGAATAAGTGCAGTTTGAATATCTCTGGCAAAGTTTGTTATAATAAAATCTGGGTTAAATGTGGTAACAATGGATCTAATAAAATTGTTAGCTTTAACTAAATATTTATTGGCCTGTTCTGTTCCAAGGTTTTTTAATCCTCTTGCCAAAGCTTCATCATTTATAGTTATTAAAAAAAGCTTTCCCTCTTCTCTTACAGCAAATACATTATCATCTAATTTAAATTTAGGCTCCATAAACTGTATTTCACCATCTTTGCCAAATATAGGTCTATACTTTTGAACTTCTATATCCCAGGCAGATGAGTCAAACTTCCTTGCCATATTTAAAAACTTTAGACCAACCTTATTTTTTTCAGATTTTCTTATAAGGTTCATCATCTCATATATTCCAGAATATATTGGATTAACTCTTGCCTTTTCAGATCCTCTAGCTCTTTTTATTTCTGATCCTTGCGGTACGCTAAAGCCCTTACCAACCGCTGAACCATTTTCGACATCTCTAACAGTAAAGAGAGGAACATAATTTTTATAATAAGAAGTAAGTGTTTCATAAGTTTCTTTCTTTATTAGGCCTGATTTAAGCCTTTCTCTTAAAGCTCTTTTTGTAACTTTACTGTAATACTCTTTAGCTAGAGACTGTATTTTTTTATCACCTCTAAACTTTTTTAAAATTTCCTTAGCTTGATCATTAGTCATTCCAGATCCACCATCAGGCATATCATCCCTTATAGAAGCTATATGATTGTTTCTTTCTTGAGCATGGCGAGCATGTAGGTATTCACCAAATTCTTCTAAGCTATATCCTGATTTTATTATGCGATCAAGTAGAGATCCTTTTTCGCTGTACATTTCAGATTCAAACTTATCCATCCTGTCTCTGGCTTTACCAATGTATAGCTCAGAAGCTAAATAAGCATCTTCTTCATCTGATATTTTTATAGATTTACCAGCTTGCTTAACTACATAGCCTAGACGATTCATCTTGTCTTGTAGCCTGCGTTGCCATTTACCAGAAAAGGTTTCTGGGTTTAATTCAAGTACAGGAGTAGGAGGTGGGGTGGCTTTTTTACGAGCCTGAAAAGTTATTTTTTGGGAGTCGAAGCTTTCGAGCTTGCCTGGGTTGCCCCAGTTGTATTTTTCGGAGAATCTTTCGTTGACTTGTTGGACCTGTTGATAAACCTGGTCGTAAACCCTGCTTGCAGCTCTACGCTGTCTGCTTTTAGTAATCCTTGTTTTATAATTTTGGCCATTTTTTTCTCCTTCGGTCAGTCTACCAGTTGATAGCGACCTACCTAAGTTAACATTCTTATTTGATTTTTGTAAAGCTTTTTCTACCGCCTTTTCAACTATAGTATTAAACGCATTATTATCTACACCGCTAAAAGGTTTACCTGCATCATCTGCAAAGTTTATAACTATACCACCATAACTTGTAGGCATAATGTCAAAATTATTTCCTAATTCTTTATTTATAGCAGTCAGCTCATTTTCACTTAATCCTTCTTCTACTGTAATAGTTGTTGCATTAGCCTGCTTTTGCGATGGCGCTACAAATTCTTTTGTAGTAGCTACAGCATCTTGTTTATAAAGTAATCCAATTACACTATTAAAAACTTCTACTGTATCAAAAAATTCTTTACCAATTTTTTTATTAATTTCTTTTTCAGATGCTTTAGATGGAACTAATACTTCCATCTGTCTAGATGGACTAACAGCACCTTCCCAAAATCCTGGTCCATCTAAACTTCTAACTTCTGGGACACCTAACTCTTTTGCTATAATATTTTTACCACGATTATCTAATAAAGCTTTATTCATTTCCATGTGGTATTCCATCTTCTCTTCGTAAGATGCGTTATGAATACCTGGCAATGTTTTTGATTCTGTGCTTGGTATGTACTCGTAAGATATGCGACCTTCATAAATTTTCATAGCATCAGCATAATCTGTTTTAGCTATATCTAATCTTTTTGGATCAGCTGTTGTAGACTTCATTAACCGCATTGCTTTTTTCATTGGCATTTTATTTCCACCAATGGTTTCCCATCTAGCCTTTGCACCTACCCAAATTGCTGCTTGAGTTTGCTTAGGAGTCCAGCCTTTTTTCTTTGCAATTCTTGTTACATCTTTTGATACTGATTGATACTGTGCATCGGTTGGTACTTCGTTTTCAAAACCATATGCTCTTTGCATCCACACATCTACAGTTACTCTATTATCATCAGCTCCAGTTAAAGACCGTTTTAAATTTTCAGCAAAAGAAACAACCTTTTTATCTCCCATTACTTCATTAAGCTTTTTACCTGCAATAAGTCCTTCAACTTGTTTTCTAACTGTTGTTGGAAATCTGCCTGCGCCAGTTACTTCACCTTGCGCTATTTGGTACATAAGTTTAACTGCCTGCCCCATATTAGTTTTTACTGGCATACCAGGACTGGTTACTGCTATAAGATCTAAGATCTTTTCAGCCACCTGCATATCACCACCAGCAACATCTAATGCTGCTTGAGCTGATTTTTCATACCAATCTTTTCCTACCTTACCTTGCTCCGCTAACTCTTCTACAAATTTTCGTAAAGTGTTTAATTTAGATGGAGTATTAACACCCTTTGGAAATCCTACAAATTGACCTGTAGTACCAACTCGTTTTAATCGAGCCTGAAACATAATTTTACCAGTTTTACCAGGCCTTTCATTAAATTTTCCTTTAATTTGAAAAGGACTAAATGCTTTATATACTTTTACTCCAGTTGGTCCAGCACTATTTGTTAGCTCTACTACAACACCATCATAACCTTGTTTTTTAAGATCTTCTACTTTACCCCAAGTATCTTCATTCTCTTTAGCTTTGTAAGGATTTTTTATACTTAAATATACTGGGTACACCTGAGCGCCTTTTGGAAACTCATTAGATTGCGTAAATTGGTTTGCGTAAGTATTCGCAACTAATGGATCGCTTACAAAATAAGTGCCATCATTAACAGTTTCACCTTCTTTATTCATAGCAACTGGTGTTCTAAAATATTCAAAAGTTTCATTAGTTCCATGATACATTACCATAGGTTCGCCATTTTTATCGACTACCTTACTATCACTAAACCAAGAATTAAATTCTTTACTTTTAGGTTTTTCGTTAAGTCTTAATTTCATTTTTCTAGCTTGGAGCAACTTTTTTTCTTTTGGTTTTAAAGGAATTGTTTGGCTAAAATCTCTCGTACCAGCTAGTGTGTATAAGTCTTTTATTTCTTGAGGTATATTAGATCCTCTTACTTTACGGATCCTTTGTATTAAATCTTTTAATGTTTCCCTAGCCTGTTCAAATATCTTGCGTACACCACCTGCCTTTTCGTGTAGTTTTTCACTAAAGAAAAAGTCTCTTCCTTCTTGACCAAAATGCTCTTCTACCGATCTAGTGTCTCCAGTTTCTTCGTGATACGCATTAAACGCTGCTTTATTTTTATCAGTAAGGTGTTCAAAAAAGTCATGGTAGAACTCTTCAACGACTGTGTCTGCATCGTGACCCTTATATAATCTAATGGCTGTCCTGGTTGTGTTCTTCTGAATGTTAACCTGCGTACTCCCTGTTGCGTAATATTCTTCCGCTTCTTCACGAGTTATTCCTTCCTGTTGAAAAAATTCTTCTGGATCTTGTTTTAATTCATTTTTTATGTAGTCATCAGTTAGATTAACAACTTCATCACTTATTTCAAGGCTGGACCTAGAATCAAAGTCTGGATCTTGGTCCAGTAAATATCTAGTAAGTGCTGCTGTACCTGGTGTAGTATCGCCTGCCTCTTCTGCTGCATTAACCTCATCAATCGCCTTAACTTCAGTCTCTCTTTGTTCAACTTCTGGCTGTTGCTGCTTTTGATCAGAACGTATTTGAGCTGTAGTTTGTGCTGCACTTATTGCGGTAGATCCACCAACTATTGGTACAAATGCTTTAGCCGATTGATCTAAAGTCTGTAATAATCTATTTTTAATATTGTCAGCTGAAGATTGATCAATTTCTTTATTATTGACTGCGTTGTCAATCATTACTGCTAATTCTTCACCTGCTATTAAATTAGCTTCCTGAATTACTTCTTGAGTTATATTGGTTGCGTAAGTTGTTGCTCCTTTTTTACCAACTTTTTTTAAAGCATCACTTAAAGAGTTTGTAACTAATTCTTTAAATCCTTGTTTAAAACCTGCTGGAACAAGTTTGTTTACCTGCATTTGCTCTACTAATGCGTAAGGAATACCTCCCCAAGCTCCTACCGCTTTAGCTATTTGTGGCTCAACACCTCGCATTGCTGTTTCTCTGTATAAATTACCTGCGCCCTGCATCCACCAATAATATGTTGAGGCTGCCGCAGCACCTCCTGCAAAAGCTGTTGGAACGGTAAATATTTCTTCTGGTGTTAAAGCTTGTGGTCCTAATTGTCCAGCAACTAGCGCTGTACCTCCTGCAACTGTACCCCCAGCTAAGGCTGCTTTACCTCCCTCAAGTAGACTAGGAACAATATTACTGGTAGCTACAATCATTTCTTCTAATAGACCTTCACCTGTAATAGGATCTGCTTCACCAATAAAATCTAATTCTTCAGTTACACTTTTTAATGCATCGTAAGACTCTGGATCGCTACTGTATATGTTTTCAAACCATCTTATATCTAAAGCTAAATTTTGCTTACTACGAGTATATGAATCTTTAGCAAGCTCAACCTTAGTTCTAATGCCTGGGCCTTTAATTTTTTTCTCATGTTGCAGCCTTAGTATTCTAGAGATAGTAGCTGGATCATGCACACCTTCTTTAATTAAAGTTCTAGCGCTGCTAGCTTCGGTTGGATATAATCGTACCCATTCAGCATACATAGATTGATTTTGTTCTTGAGCTTCAGCTTGGCGCTTTGCCGCTTCTTGTTCATCTAAAGCTCGCTGTACTGAACCTGGGTTTTGGTTCATTATTTGCTGAACTTGTGTATTAGGGTAGTTTTGTCTACCATTCGCCATTTTTTATAGTTTCCTCAAAAAAAAGCTTTCGAGAATAGGTCTAAAATCGATTTTCTCGTCTATAAGCATACTTACCATCGCCTATTTATAACTCGTTTTTTAAAGTATCAGGAAACGGAGCATTTCCCTTTTCCCAGTTTTCAAGCTGTTGAAGCATTAATCTAATAGGAGTTGAGACTTTTGGGTCTTTACTATTTAATTCTTTAGCATTTCTAGCTCTCCAAGCTCTTCTAAATCTAGTTTTTTTATTGCGACTAAAGTTTTCAGGATTATTTTTATCTTTTAATCGCTTAGCTTCAGCCGCTCTACTAGAATCTATTTTAGCTGTGTTTATTCCTGCTTTGTTTAATTCAGCTGTTAAAGAGTCTGGATTAGCATTTGCCAAGTTTTCAAAAATAGTTTGTTTAGGATCTGTCTTAGGACCTGTCTTAGTAACTACTTTAGGCTTTACTGGTTTTTTATTATCACTCATTTGCATTGTTAATTGATTTTTTTTAGCAATTAAGTTTGCTATGTGGGCTCGTTTTGATATATTAATATTTTGGTAGTATTGTTTATCCTCATTAGACATCGTATCAAAATCTTCACCAGATGCAGTTTTTAAAGATGCTAACCTAGAAATTTCTCTATCTAATTTTGCCACGCTGCTAGCAAGCTCATCTCTAGTAGGAGCTTTAGGTTTTTTAGCTGTAACAGTTTCAGTTACATTGGCCTGAGGAGGCATGCCTGGAATTACAGAATCAGTATAGTTTATATTGCGATCAATTTCAGTATGTGGAACATTTTTAAAATCTAGCTTAGATTGCATAGCAGCAATTTTTTGATCTCTTTTTAATGCAGCTATTCTATTTCTATTAAATTCAATAGAATCAAGCTTTTGAGATCTAGCAATATTTTTATCTTTAGCATCTCTTGACTTTACTGCTCCAGTCTCAGCTTGCTTTAATCTTTTATTCATTCCAGGCACACCATACTGATCAATTAACATTTGCGCTCTTGGACTAATTTTTCTAGTTTTCTTTTTAGGCTGTTTGTTTTGCTGAGCCATAATTAACCTCCCATAATCTGTATCATTATTTCAGGTGGTATATCATTAGGGTCCATGCCAGCTTTTATGTAATCTTCTAAATCTTGCTTGCCTTGCTTTTTCTTTAAATATCCACCAGCCATTTTACCTATATCACCTAACAATGATTCCGTATTAGCCATATTCCCAGTATATCTTTGCATTGCTTCATTATACTTTTGAGCAGATCTATTCATTCCAATAGATCCTAGCTTTTCTTGAGCTTGTTGCTGCAAATCAAAATTTTTCATAGCTATTGATCTTGCTGTGCTAGCTAATTGACCAACACCAATTGAATCTGCCTGCATAGCTTGCTGTCCCATAACCGCTGAGTTTTCTAGTCCCTGCATAACACCTCTGCCTGCTATTCCAGCTTGCATATTATTTACACCCTGTGCAATGCCTCGTGATGCATCACCCATTATCATATTCTGCTGAGCATTACTCATTCCCTGCTTAGACTGGCTTTGTAAAAAGTTTACATAGCGATTTTCTAAATTGCTTCTATTACCAGCTGCTGTAGGAATCTTTTTCTTTTTTCCTGATAACCAATCATATCCCTTTTTAATTGTCGGTCCATACTTGGCTATTGTTAATGCGATTGTTGCTGGATCTGGCATAATATTATCCTACCTTTACTCCTGTTAGTTTGTACATAACTCCATCGATTTTGAAATATAATCTTCCTTCATCTTGTGATGGCGCTCCAGGGCCTTCGCTACTTGCTTTTACTACAGCAAAAGAAAGTTCCCCATTATTTAATTGTCCTGATTTAAGCGAACCAGTTTTTGTTTCTATAGCTGGTTGCTTTTTATCTACTTCTCTAGATACTTGATCTAATGCTTTGTCGGTTTTTTTATCACCTGTTTTTGTACTGTTCATTGATATTCTATCTCCATTTTATTTATTTCGGTTGATGTAGTATCAGCTGCTGTTCCTATTTCTACTAGTGCGTATTTAGCTCGCCTACCTACTCTTAATGAATCGTTTTGATAATTAGCATAATATATTTTTGAATTATTATTATGTGTTGCTGCGGTAGTTCCTCGTTTTCCTCGTTCTACTGTATGTGATGTGGTTCCTGCTGTTATAATTTTCATAATTTCGTTATCTATTTTTATCCAATCATCGTCTTGTAATTTTGTAGTGCTAAGTGTTGGTAATGTTGTTGTGGTGCTATTCATATGATTTACATCGCCTAACAAAGCTCCGCTTTCACCATCATTTGGTCTAAGTGTTCCAGAAAAAATATGATTACTACTATCTCCATCAGCGTATATCTTTACTGTAATATCTTTACCGCTTGTATATCTTGCATTCAACCTTCTTATAGTAGCAGATCTGTCAAGGTCTGAAAAAGAAAACCATCCTGATTTTCTACTCGTAGCTAAAGTTTCTGTTGGTGATGCTACATCCATTGTTCTTACTTTTGCATTACCCATCTACTTCTACCTCTATATCTTCTATTCTTACATTAGTATTTGTTGATGCTGGAGTGCTGAGTTCCAACATAAATAATTTAGCTCTTTGGCCTATTCTTAAACTTTTATTCGTTACTTGTTTATTAGTTGCTGCTGCCAATGTTTGCGTATACATAGGATTAGAACCGTCACCATCTCTATATACAGAACAAGTAATAGGATCTGCTGAATGATATTTAACATTTACTCTGCGTATTAAAGTATTTTTATCTAAATCTTTTGATGATTGAATCCATCCAGTTTTTCTACTTGTACTATATGATTCAGATGAACTATCCTGAAACAATCTTACTTTACATCGTTTAAGAACAGCTGCATTTACATCCTCAATAAATTCAGAGCTATCATTTGCTGAAGGCACACCAATTGTTTTATAGTGCGATACTGTTTCTACAAAATCAGTTATATCTGATATTATTTGTTTCCATTTTACAATTTCATGGGTAACGGTATCACCTGTAAACTGTGTAGAGTCGGATGCTGTTTTTATATGTTTCCAAGTGTTTTTTGTATCTGTTATAGACTCAGTAAAGTCAGATGTGTCTGTTGCTGTTTTTATATGTTTCCATGTTCTTTTGGTGTCTGTAATAGACTCAGTAAAATCAGTATCATCAGATTGATTTAAAATATGTTTCCATGTACGTTTACTGTCAGATATTGATTCAGTAAAACTAGAAACTTCTGAAGCGTTTTTTATATGCTTCCAGGTAACTTTACTGTCAGTTACAGACTCAGTAAAATCAGAATCATCACTTACACTAAAGCTAGTTTTGTAATTAGTTTTAGCATCTGTTACACTTTCTGTAAAACCAGAAACATCTGTAGCTGGTTTATTTATAGTTATCGATGTAATTGATATGGCAGCATTTGTTCTGTCGTTTACACTAGTCTCATTAGACTTTGCTACCCATATATATTTACTTGTACCAGATAATGAATCAGGTATATCCCATGTATATTGAGTGCCATTAAAATTTGTTGTTATAACATTGCTGGTACTAAATGTAGTTCCACTTGTGTAATATAAATTCACATTGCTTGTAAAATTATTTTTAGTAAACTGTACTACAATATTAGATGTATAAGCAAAACTACCAGAGTTAGGTGACGTTATAGAAACCGAAGGTGGATCAGTTATAGTAAAATTAGCTGAATTAGCTGATATACTTATAGCCATTAAGGAGCCCCTCCAGTTTCAGTATATTGACCTGAAACTAAAATATAATAATCATTATCTGATTCTATGTTGACAGGAGGTGTGTAAGTACGAGATCGTATAGAATTATGCAGATTTGTTGCTATGGTAGCTACTGTTCCACCGCCATCCATAAGATATACTGCCCACGCATTTTCCCAGGTAACTCCAACACTTGAAGCTGACCAGGTTATTGTTTGACTAACACCTTTATGCCAGACAGATGAAGAGGTTGGTGATGTAACATTTAAACTAGGCATTATCCACCGATCTGTATAGACCAACTCACTTTTAATACATCATTGTTAGCAACTGTAAAATCTGTTGGATCATATGTTGCAAACATTGTTGAAAAACTAATATCTGGATCACTATCTGATTGGGTGTTATAACTTTTTCCCATAGTTAAAGATTTTATTGTATTAGAATTTCCTCGGTCCCAAGTAGCTTGAGCAGTCCAAGTGCAAGTGTCAGTAGAAACAGATGTACCTCCTCCAGATGCATTTACTACATTTAAAAAGAAATGATTTATATCTTCAGGAGCTTCTCCGCTTTCAGTTGCATCTAGTGTACCAGTAGCTTGATTGCCATGAGCTGCAATACCATCTTGATCATGCCTATCTGTATTTGTAGAATTATTACCTGCATTTGCATTAGCTAAATGACTATCAAACCAACCTGACCCTGTATTTATATGATGAGCAGTTGTTGCAGCAGATCCAGTACGTTCCATTTCGTCTATAAGCTTTCCTAATAAATTATCATGTATTGTGTTACTACCATACTGATGAATCTTAGGTTCTATTTTTTTTAAATCTTCTTGGTCGTATACTTTTATGTCTACAAAACCATTTACTTTAACTTTTGGTTTATTAATTATTATTTCCATTTAACTATCCGCTATTGTTATTACCCAGGTAACTGTTAGCTGATCACCATCTACTAAGCTTATGTTTCCTGAAAAAGATTTTGTGCTAGTTATAGTTGTAAAAGCGCCAGAGCTTGTAGAATACACATTACCAAGTACTGCTGAAGCTATTGTATAGGAAGCTTCTGATCTTAACACTCCTGTAATAGTAAATGTTTTAGCTCCAGACGATGTTCTAGTAGAAGCCATTTCATATTTAGTTCCATTAGTAGCTACAACGTATATACCAGACTGACCATTGGTAGGTGTTGTAAAGTTATTATTATCAAATATAGGATTAGCAATACATGACACTCCTGTAGTAGCTGCTGCTAATGTTGCAGCTAATTTATTTCTTATAGCTTGATTAATAGCATTTGGTTCTTCCATATTCTCTATAGATCCATTAGCTCTTATAATCTCTATATGCACTTTACCGCTAGGTATAACTGTATCTTTCATTCTAGCTCACATTTGTTATTGAGTAAACATTTAAACTTTCATCTATAGCAAATAAATCTGCTACATCTGTAGATCCCATATCTAATTGATACCAGGATGAATTAAGCAAATCTAAAGCATAGATGTTTTGCTTATCGTCTCCAAAACGACATAAAATTCTGTTCTTTTTTGGGTCGTAAAAAAATCTTGAGTTTTCTATATTTGTTGCTGCTTGATATATATCTTTTATAGGTTCTGTAATTGGTGTTATTTCAAAACTTGAGTTAATACTATAGGCATTTTCTCTACCTGCAAAAGCTATATTAGATCCTACTTGAATAATTGAATTTGTAGCAACACAGCCAAAGTTTTCTTCTGCTTCTAATAAAGAAAACTTTGCAGGATTGGTTGATGGTATATTTAATCTATACACACCATTCTCCATAAATACTACTAATGCTCCTAAGTGTTCAATTAATCCTGTAATAGATCCGCCTTGCGTATCTTTTATTTGTATATAATTGGTTATAGGTAACACATCTGGCTGTAATAATTCAGAATAAATAATCCAATCTTCGTGATCTTCAGCTTCTGTATCTGGATCTAAACGTACATTTCCAACAAACTGTCTACCTGCCATATATACTGAATGCTTATGGTTTACTACTGTTTTGGTTATAGCATTTAAAGGATGTAATGCTCCATCAGCTAATCCCCAGTCTGAAACAGTTAATGTGACATCATTGCTATTAACAGTATAATAGTATCCATCATTTAATGTAACAGTTCCATTAGTAGTTGGAGCAGTATACCTAGAATCAACTCTTACCACTTTAGATGTACTGGTTATAACTTTTTTTACAACTGATCCTGCTGTTACAGTCCAATCATTTCTTTGGTTATCTGCCCAAGACCAGGAATCATTAAAAACAACATTGTTACCAGCATATCCATTAGTACCTGTTCCATTAGTAACTGCGCTTGCGCTTTCATAATTTGTTACTGCTGTAGCTGTTCCTACATATACTCCAAAATTACCGTTCCATATTTCGTCACCGCTAGCAAATCCAGTAAAAGTTTCTAGGGAGCCTGAATTATAGTATTTATCTACAATAGCAACATTGGTATTTGAACCTAAGGAGTCTGCTATATGATACCAGTCAGATCCTACTTTTATCCAGTAGTGCGTTGATCCTGATGGTTCATAAGCACTAAAATTAAATCCATCTGCCCAGACTGTAGTTCCGACATAACTAGATGTGTATGCATTATTGTCATCATGTGTACTTTTTGTGTTTACTGGTATTGTTCTTATATTGTAATAAACAGGATCTAAGTCACCTGTAGCTGTTGGTGAATAACTTCTATAAAGTTTAAGAGCAGTAATTCTTGGGTTCCAAGTTGTTGTATTAGTTTTGTCAACTGTTAATGATACATTTAATGTTCTATTTGCACTTGATGTAGTTTTATAAGCATAAGTTTCTCCAAATGGAGCTTCTTGTACCCCATCAAAAACAGGAACAAATTTATAATAATAAAATCCAGCAGCATGCGTACCATTGCTGCCAGTTTCTTCAGCTATTGCATAATTCCATTTAGTAGGGTAAGAAGGTGGTGCATCATCATAATACTGAGTTGCGGTTGGATCAAAACTGCCAAAGAAAAATTCTCTATCAATGTGTTGTAAAATACCAGGTTTATTTTCCAGTCCATTTGCAAAACGCAACTGCCTTCCAAAGTTATTAATTTGTATATCGTTAACAGTAGCTAAGGTTTTTATATCTGCATTTGTACCAAAATCAGATGCTGCTGAACGTATTTTTCTAGTTTGAGTTTCAAAATAAATCCATTTAGCTGGAGTAAAATCTGGACTTGTCCATTTAATTATTTGACCGATGTGGTCACCAGACATGGTAGTAGCAGATCCACGACCTTTACGTTTCACCAGTTTACCAGGTATATCTATTTCAAAGTTTTTACTTTCAGTAGCTGCGCTATTTGAAATATCTTCAGGATCTGAATTTGTTACCAGACCCCCATCAAATAATGGTATTTGAATTAAGCTCATATAAATGTTGACCCATAAGCATCGGTCACAGTATGTGGACCGCTAATTCCTTTTCCTGATACTTGTTGTTTAGCAGCTAACTTTGAGTCAGTATATCTACTTAGATATAAGTTAGATCGTTGACTGTCTCCTTCGTCATCGCTTAACATAGATTTAGCGTAATTAGTTAAAGATCTATGATAAGCATCAGGTATTACTGGCTTATCTCCTGCTGTTGCATGATCTATGGCAACACCGTTTAGTAAAGCTATACCTCCTAAACCTAATGTTTGCCAGTTTGTTAATAGATTAGCATACCCACCAAACGATGTGTTCCACATCTGCTCTTCTTCGCCATCATTAACTATTTTACAATTATCTACAATAGTTTGTCCGCTTGCTGCGGTTAAACTAGAAACAATTAAATATCCTGATTTTTGGGTTATATCTATTACATCTTCCACAGTAGCTGTGCCTAACACAGTATTAACAGTTCCTGTAGCTTGACTTAATAATTTGATACTGTCACCATGATAAAAGTTATCAGAAGATAGATTATCGTATTTTAATTTTTTATAAGCACTTGCATCATCGTTTAATTGTGTAGGTTTAGCAGCATAAGAAAATGTTACTAAATCTGAAGCAGTTAGTGCAGGAACCAAATACATTTTTTGGCCACGAATAAAATAGTATTCAGGGTTACCAGTTTTTAATGTACTATCTGATCTATACCTGGAGTATTCAGTATAGGTAGAAAAAGGTTTTAAAGTTCTAGTTTTAAATTCTACTTGGCCAACTAGTGCCACAAAATCTTCTGGTAAGTCTATGACATCATCACCAGCATTAGGCATATAGCCCCAATTTTTTATATAACAATTAGTCTCTAGGGCAAAATCTTCTTCAGCTTCTTCTAAATACTTTCTGACTTTTGTCCTAGAAACACTTGAACTGAAGGATGTTATAGTCCTATCAATCAATGATTCCCAAGTCATAAATTAACCTCTATTTTGTGTGCCTATACCAGAAGGCGCTTCAGATGCATAGCGTGCATTTAATGCTTCTATTTGTGCAGCTCCATTTGAAAAAGCAGCGCTAGCTCTATCAACTTTTGCATCCATTTTCCACAACTGAGATTCTGCTAGATCTACAACAGACTCATGTAAAGCTACATTTAATTCACACTCAGTTCCATCTGCTGCTATTGCAGTTGGTGCTTTTATATACCAAACATCAATTAAAACGCATGATGTTGGCTGTATATAAATTGTTTCGTCAAATATAAATGCTACTGGATTTGCAGCAGAACCACTAAGGTAAGTATTCTCTAATCGTTTAACATCACCAGGCTCAATCATTGTACACCACTTATCATTGGTTTCATCAAAGATAGCAGTAATACCGTTTCTAATAGGTAGCGCAGATCCAAAGGCATTTGAAAAAGTACTAGTACTGTAACGAGAACCAGCTGATGCTGTTTTATCATTAACAATAGTTTGTAATTCAACTAGGTATGCGTTATGAACAAGGTTAACTACAGATCTTTGTGCAATATTAAGTGCATCAAGTTTTGCAGTTTGTGTAAAGTTTGATTCTGCTGGATCTTCTAATCTAAGACCTAAAGTTGATAACATTTCGTTACCAGTCATTTGTTACTCCAATTTTATGTTAAGTTGGCCCAGCATATGCCAGGCCAACCCAACGGTTATTTAGTCATCTTTTCCGTCAGATACTGATGGTCTTGACATTTCCATTTCGGCTAAACCAGTAGATGGAGTGTTAATATCACTAGCACCTTTCATTCCCTGAACGTAATCGCCAGCGACATCGGCATCGTCAACCGAACCAGCAGTACTGGTTAAGTAAACATCGCCATTATCAGCAAATGATGCTTTTACTTTTGCAACACCTTTACCGCTTATTTGGTACCAGCCATAATTGCTGGCAACACAAATAGACATAGCAGTTGCAACAGGTCCTACAGCGTTAGCGCTAGCTAAAGCAGTAGTATGATCGTCAGCATTGTATACTACAACGCTACCAACAACAGTACTTGCAACACCCTTTAGATAGATAAATTCTCCAACTCCATAAGCAGTTGAAGCTTTATCTTCTGCACGAATGATAGTACCTAAAGCGACATTTTGTGTAGTACTCGTAGCATCAATCGCTTGTGGATTGACTGTACTTTCCATAGATGCGAATCTAGACATTTATGCCTCCTTATTAATATGCTGTTGGCAAGCCAGTAATAGTACCTTGCCTCGATGCGTTAGAACAGGTCAGGGCTCCGAGCCATTGTATTTTGGCTACACGAGCATCCTGGTTAACAGGCTTTTGAAAGCCTTCAAAAACGAAATTACGTTTTCTATGATGTCTGAACTGGAGGTAGTTTTCATTTAAGAAAAATGCCTTACCAGCTGGACAATGGTCATCAACGACCACAGGTGTATTACGATACATGAGAGCAGTAAAACCTGCATCAGCTAGAGCTTGTGCAGCTGGACCAAATCTCTTTTGTCCAGTTAGCGACTCTTCATAAGCATCAAATACAATTTGTGGTACAACTATGATTGATGGAGAATCGTTATCTACTGTGCAAGCACCGTACATTTTACGAAATTCTCTTCCAATGGAGTTTGCTCCAGAGCTAGCAGCAACATCGCTAAATGTGCTAGAACCAGCAGCTTGAGTTTGTCCATCCCACCAAGAATAGTCTGTTGAATCAATTCCACCTAAGCTACGGTCAACTGCACAGATTTTCTGAAGGCCGACAAATTCGTCTCCAGTTCCGTCAGATGTACCATATAGTGTGGTTCCAAAAAGATCTTTTAAAGACTTTTCAGCATTCTTTACTTTAGCTTCCAATAAATCAATAACTCTTTCAGGGCCATCGTTTAGCATTTCCTCACGACCAGAAATAGAAACAGTTGCATAGCATTGCTTCCACTCATAACTCGCATCGGTAAAGGTTTCAGTTGGAGACGTATCCATGATATCGTATCCGCTAAAAAAACCTTTTGCCGCACTTTTTCCGTATTCAAGGGGTTGTAATACCTTGTTACCTGAAGCAGCTGGCTTGGACTTACGCAACATTCTATGTGTAAGTACATTAGAGTTAAAAATATTGTCAACCATTGTAGGAATGTATTTATCCTTAGTTAAAGCACTAAGGTTATCATAATTAAGTGGCATACTTAATCTCCTATTTGTGTTTAGTTAACTTTATTCAAAGAGGTCGTAGTTATTAATTGCCATTTCCCTAGCTTCATCATAATTAGCTGGTTTGGTATTCGGTGCAGACCTACTACCGCCATGCTTTGTTGAAGCTTCAGGAATAGCCTTTTTTGCTTCGGCCTCTTCCAGCGTTTGTTTTGCTTTTGCAAATGCGCTATCTACAGCTGCTTGATGATTAGTAATGACATAAGCATCTTCAAGGTTTGTTAAACCTTTATCGATTGAAGTTTGTAAAACTTGCTGTAAAGCTTCCTCTTGACCATTCAATTCAGGATGGTTCATAATAAGGTTACCTATATCTTGTTCTACAGCCTTCTGCGCTTCCTGCATTTCTAACTTTTGTTCAAGTTCCTGGATCCGATTTACGGTGTCATCCTCCGTGCTATCGGTCCTTGTGTCCTGCGTAGCTACATCACTAGGCTCAACTGTGGTTTCTTTGAATAGATCATGTTCATCACCTAGATAATCTTTAAGAGTATCTGTAAGTTCAGAATCATCAGTCAGCGACTTCCATTTCTTTGATTCAGCATCTAAGGCTTTTCGCTGGTTAGACAGTTCTTGAGCTTTTTGTGTATTTGACTTTTGCCAATCATGCCTATTCCTTGAATCTTCAAGTGCAGCTCTCAGATCATCATACGAATATGATTGTCCATCAACCTCCACTTCTTCCACAGTTGGTGCTTCTTCAGTAATACTAAGTTGCTCAGGTTCGTGAGTCTCAGTATCTACGGTGGCTTCCTCACCGCTGGGTTCACTAGGTGCAGTTTCTTCTAAGTTTGCTTCATTCTCATCGATGACTAGAGAGTTAGCTACATCAGCTTCTACTTCAACACCATAGATTCCACCTTCAATATTTTCGGACATAAAGTCCCCCGCTATTTCTGTGAAATTCTAACATTTTTATTCGCAGCACAAATAAATACATCGACTTTCACTTTTTTTACCTGGCGATTTTACTCAGCAGGTATTCTGTTCATAAGTTCAGGATCTTCCTGCAACTTTTTAAGGATCTCATCTTCATCGGTTCCAAGCTCGGCCATCTCTTCTTCTGTCATCTGTTCTTGACCCATGCCTTGCTGCTCCATGAAACCTCTAATAAGCTTTTCTTTGCCAGGTAGCTCTACATTCTCTAAAATATATACAGGATCTGTAATAAGACCCATTTGCATAAGCTGCATAATCTTATTTTCAATCCATTCTCTATTTTCTGGTAACATAGAACCTGCTTTGGCTCTGACATCAAATTTCATTTCATTCATCATAGTACCAATATATAAGCGTTCTTCAACACCTTCATCAGTTTCTACCATAAGCGAATGTTCTTCTGTGCCTAAATTTTTAATCATAGCAATCCACATAGTACCTAAAGTTTGTACTGCTGTATCAACAGCTCTTGCTTTAAAGTCTATTTTTGTTGTAGATGCTTGTTGATATATCTGTGCTTGCACACCTGAGGTAACCGAAGCATCGGCTTTACCTTGTGTGGCTTTGTTTACACCTGATATGGTTTCAAACATATCTAAGAGTAGTTCATAAAAATTAAATACATAACCAGGCATATTTGCAGGTTGCTGCATTTGAACTGCACCAGGGCCTTTTTTGCGAATAACAGATCCTGGTTTATTTGATATTTGATCAACTACATCAGTTGTCTCATCTACTACCCACATTGGATTAGCCATTAAATGTGTGTTGTCAAGCATCTGGGATGCTAGCCTGTCAATACTTAAGTTTATAGATTTAAGGCGCTTAGGCTCTGGTTTACCCCAAAAGCTATGTGCCGATCCACCATTTTTAAGTACTACAAAAGGGAAAGGGTGGGCAACATGATTTTCTTTGCTTAAGAATGGATATTTACTAGGACCATCGTAAAGCAATACACCATTGGCTATAGTAGTTTGTCTAATATTGCCTGGGTATTTATATTGCTCTTTTGGTTCCTCGCCATCCTCCATATCAATATATTCTTTAGAATAATCCCTTGCATAACACTCTATAATTAATGCTCTTTCTTCTAAAGACTTCATAGCACTATTAACATCTTCGTGGTAGTTAGTTTCGGTTCCTTTTGTGTCTGTAACTTGAGTTACATTAGAACCGCTCATTTCTACATCATTTATTTTTAATGCTTCGTACTTTTCTAATTCAGATTGCGCTTTTACATACTTACCGTTTTCATATTTATCTTTAATTTCCCATAATGGAGTAGGTGCAGCGTAAGCAACAAACTCTGCGTTTTCTAATTTGGTGGCGCTAGGGTTTACATAAAAAGCAAAAGGGTCTACAACATCTGCATCAGGCAGGTCATCTTCATTGTTAAAGGATAATTTAAGTATTCCATTGCCATACACCAGGTAATCAAGTAACCAATCTGGAACCAAGTTTTGCATATCTCTAACAATCCATAATTCGTCTATTTGTTTTTGTAAGATGTCTGCTGCGTTTTTAGATACATCATCGGATCCCACATTTACTACATCTATTCGTGGTGGTCTATTAGATAAAATAGGAATCATGGTGTCTACAGCGCTGGCAATAAGATCCATAGTAACCTGGTTTTTAAAATTAGGCATATTCATACCTTTCCAATGTTCACCCATGTACAATTCTTCTGCTTCTCTCCATACTTTGCTTGTATTAGACCTAGCCTTCCTACACATATCAAACATACTTTCAGTACGCTTAATAACTTTTTCTTCGTCTTTACTTGGCTGATAATCGTCTATTTCTTTTTTGGCCATTATGCGCCCTTCTTTTTTATAGTTTTTACTTTACCGTTATGGGTTCTAGCATATATATGAGTTTTAGTTTCTCGTATTATAGTGCCAGAATATTGTTTGCCTTTCCAGGTCCAGGTTACTTTTGCCATTAATTTCTCTCAGGATTTATTTTATCTATAATAATAGATGTCATAGTATCAACTATCTTTACGCATGCATATCTATAATCAATACTTATTAAGTCTAAAGATTCTATTTTTTTAATTTCGTCAAATACTGCTTCTGTTTCTGCAACAGTTTTACTTTTCCAAGTACCTGTGCTTTCATCAAAAACTTCTAATATCATGCTCTTACTCCTTCATACGATGTATCTTCGTGTAATAGTTTATCTAATTCTTTCTGCAACCAAGGCTTCTGGACCACCTTCTCAGGAGTACCTAAATAATGCATTATGTATCTCCATTGATCCGCATGGTGGTCCTCGCCTTTTGTATCTAAGTCCTCAGGTCTTTTATCATCATGTACAAGTACAGGAATAGTCCTAATAAACTCAGGGCATGTGGAAAAAACTTTTAATCTTGGTTGGACTTCTTCTGTGTGATCAATATAGGATCTACAAATATTCCAACCATTTACTCTTTCATTGTTTGCTTTAAACATATTTACACCATGCCTGCCCATTATATCAGCTATACTCATATTGGATGGGGCTACCGTATCAGACCTGTTTGTATTCTGTGGGTTTCTTATCCACATACTAGGATCACCTACTGTAAGCATGTATTGTTCATCGCCACTCAATTCTAAAATTTTATCTATATGATGACTAAGCTCTTGCCCAGCCTCATAATGTTCTCTGTAAAGATATGCATTTCCTTTAAAGTCTACTGCCCACCAGCCACAGGCAAATGGTGCCGCAAATCCATAGTCAATTGACCTGTACTTATACCACTCGTGAGGTATCTCGAAAGGATCAATTACATGAATATCTTGCCTCCACTTTTGAAAGAATTGTCCAGCAAAGACATCCCAATCTCCATGTAGCCAAGCTCGTCTTAATTCATCTGGTAAAGCCTTTAAACTATTAATATACTCTGGATCTTCACGCATAATAGTAGGGTTATCTGTTACCTTACTTGGAACAAAAATCCGAGACTTTCCACTTTTTGGGTCATAGTAGGTTTTATTCCTTGCACTATCTACAAACCGTGCTTTTACCCAACCATGCCCTGGTCCCCCTGGGTTAGTTGTTGCAAACACTTGTGATTTAATGCCTGGAATTGTACTTCTGGCTGAGGATATTAGTCGTAAGTAAGATAACTCATCTGGTATAAGAGTTAACTCTTCTATTGCTATCTTTTGAAATTCTTGTCCTAGATACTTGGTCCAAGCATCTTCATTGGATAAGTGTCCAGTCCATATCTTTGCACCAGATGGAAATTCAAACTGTGCAGGGTTCCCTGATACCTTTACATTCATGTATCGGTACATAAACTTAGCACGATCTATCCAATCCTTTAGATCGTCATAGTTTCTTCTAATAACTAGGCCTCTATATCGTGGGTTAGTAATACAATGAGGTTCTACTAACCATACTGTCATTGCTTCTGTTTTGCCTAGTCAGCCGCCCCCTCTGGAACCACCAAATAAGATCTCTGACTCTGCACGAGATAAGACCTCAGTCTGTGGCCCAGCATGGGGCTTCCATATAACCTTCTCTTTCATATTTTTATCCTTGGTACCATAAAAGTGTTTGTGGGACCCCTATTCCGAAGGTGGGGGGGTACCTTTTTCCTGGGGAACTTCTTCTGGAAGTGAGTATTTTATACGGCTATCTCTTACCGTGGGGGACTTATCAAGGGGAAGTGGGGTAGGGGGGGTCTCAATTTTATTAGGATCATCCAGTACATCTAATGCCTTCTTCTCTGGCATCATTATGACTCCTACGTGACTACCTACATCAGCTTTGATCTCCTGAGCTTTAAGGTCTGGTGCTACCTTACTAGCAACGATCTTCCATGCATCCTTCTGCCTTGGATCATCATCATCTAATGCACTAGCTATGATCTTCTCTATTACTAATGGTACATCAGGATGTTGCCTTAAATACTTACCAAAATGATTAGGTGGCCTACCTCTTGGGTTACCACTATTTCCCTTAGTCCAGCTAGGATTACCGCCTTTATTTGCTTTATCAGACATCCTGTCCCAAAACTGTCCCATTTATATAGTATACCATGATTTTCCCTCGTAAGAAATACGCATATATAGTGTATAAAAATTTATTGATCGCTGTTTTCCTGATTTTTTCAAAAAATATAATGTGCCGAAACAAACTAATTTCCTTGATTTATACTCAAAGTATTATATGCCTATATATTACTGTCGACAAACATATTCGTAGAAAACCATGAATTGTATAAATTACTTGCACTTAGTGTTTAATTTGTTATACAATAAGTACAGTTATGACAAACAAAAATAAACAAAATCAAAAAACAAAGGAGTTTACCGTGAGTAAATCAACACAAAATGACCGAGTTTGGTCTGTATTAGAGAAATTAGTTTTTGCTGAAGTAATTATAGGTATAGCACTTATCGTTACTCTAGTTGCATCCTACATCAAGGAGGTGATCTAATGACTACATTACAGAAACTACATGATCAATTTGATGTCGTATCAAAACAGATCGAGACAATAGAGGATAGGATAAATGATCATATTAACGCTGATCTTGAGCATCCTTGGTCTTTAGATAATAAATTAGAAAAACTCGAAGATAAGCAGTACGACATTCAATGCAAGATTGAGAAACTGGAAGGAGGTGCAAAATGATTATAAATAGACATTACCACAGATTATTACATGAAAAACAAATACATGAAGATCAGGTCAATGAGGCTGACAAGCTCATTCACACACTAGTGACTGTATGTAGTGAAAGAATATCATTTCTTGAGGATGAGAAAAAGCATATTGACGAATTACTAGGCGAATGGGATGAAGGTCACGATGACATAAATGCACAGCTTAGACATTTTGATGCTATAAAGAGCGGTGCTAAAAAATATCTAGATAAATATGATAACCAAAAGGAGGTGTAGCGTGAATAAAGTACATTGGAGAATAGTTGACTTTGTTGAGGACAATGGTTTCTCAATGGATGAATTAGAGTATGATTACAGCGAGCTACATACTACAGCTACAGATTTCGAGTGCTGTCCATGTGGCGAAGAGATCGAGATAACATTAGACGGTAAAAGTACCTGTCCAATATGTGGATGGAAAGAAGTAGCACCATGTGCTAGATGTCCACATACCGAATTAGGCATATGCGACTGGCAAGAAAATGTTGGTTGCTCGCCATTCCCTATAACAAAACAAAAGGAGAGTAAATAATGAGTGATTCAACATATAACGGATGGACTAATTGGGAGACTTGGAATTTCAAGTTATGGCTTGATAACGATGAGTCTACATATAGATCAGTATTGGAGTTAACTGAGGCTAAAACAACCACAATGAAACTTTCTAAGGACTTAGAACTATGGGCAGAGGATATTATGGAGGCGACTGGTATTGAATATGGTTTTTTTGCTGATGTATGTAATTCAGGAATTAGACGAGTCAATTTTTACGAAATAGCAGAGTGGTATCTAGAGGAGGTGAAGTAATGGCTAAAGTGTTTACAAGAAGCGATTCTCCCTACTGGTTTGCACGGTTTACTAATCGTTATGGTGTGAGCTATAAGCAGAGTACAAAAGTGATGGATAATGGTACGAAGAGGGCGGAGCAGGAGGCTTTGGAGGTGGCGATCAATTTAGAGTCAAAGGAGCGTAAGCTGAAAGATAATGCGCTAGACTTTAGTGATCTACTACAGGCCATTGATGGGCTACAGGCAAGCCAGAAGGATATGCTAGCAATTGCGCTAGCAGATCATATGCCTAAGTCTGCACAGTCTGTTACCCTGAGCATAACTATAGAAGAAGTTCGCAAGGAATGGATAGAGGTTATGGGTAATAAGAAAAGTGATCGATGGCTAACCGATGAAAGGCTATATGTGAACAGGTTTTTAAAGTTCATAGGTAGCGACAAGCCTATAGGATCAGTAACCGTTAAGGATATTAACAGGTACATAAGCGAGGCGGAGAACGATGGTAAGGCACCTTGGACTATAATCAACTACCTAAAAAAGGTTATTCAATTATTTGACTACGCTTTTAGTGTTGACTATGTCACAAAGAATGTGTGCAAGTTTGCCAAGAAACCTACAGCAGAGACTACTAATGAGTTTGTGTACATACCTGATGACGTTCTGGATGATGTTATCAGTACCGCTAAAAATACTAAGGATAAGATATTTTGGACATTCCTTAGGTACACCGCATTGAACCCAAAAGATGTATCATTTTTAAAGCCAGATCAGATCGAAAAGGATGATGTTGGGACTGGGTATCACATTAATGGAGAACGAGCCAAGAATGGCAGATTACAGCGCATTCCGATACATCCTAAGCTACAGGCCTACTTAGATAATCAACATGATGATTGTTTTAACCTGTTTCCTCACCCATCAGCCAGACAGCGATCCAATCGCAGATTTCAGGCAGGCCTGAAGAAACACAATGTTAACTCAACCCTAGGTAAGCTAAGGCACACCTGCTTAACTAATCTGTTGAACACAGGAATGAGCTTAGATGAGGTATCAATCATTGCAGGTCACATCGACACTAAGATGCTTAAAAAGGTCTACATATTACATACAGATCAGATAAAAGCAGCAGAAGGCATCAGGAGGTTAAAATGACAACGGTAGAAGATTTAATCTTTGATGATATTTGTGAAGATGCTTTTCCTTTACTGGCGAAGTGGAATGAGGATGATGACGTAACTGGTCAGGACATGGTAGTCTATCTAGTTCAAGACCTTAACATAACTAAACCGATGTCCCAAAGAGTACTGGATGCATGGGTAATACAAAAGGAGATAAAGTGAAAAAGAGAATAATAGATATAGTAGATATGTTTGTAGGCTCATTTTTTTGGTATGTGGAGCGATCCATACCCTTTGTTTTGAGCTTTATGGCTATCTACGTTTTCATACATTTCGTTGTGGCAAAATGGAATGGAAGTATTTAGTGTATTTTAAACAACAAGTTCGGTCACTCCTGATCAGTATGTTTTTGACGTATGTTTTATACTGCGCCTATACATACTATCAGGTTTGGCAGATCGATTACATATTGGAGAATTACAAATGAGTGAAATAAAATGGTTATTAATAAAAGCTGATATCAGTAAAAAAGAGCGCAATCAAATAAAAGCGCATTCCGCACTAAAGGGGGTTACATCCCAGAAACTGGTCGGTTCTCTGATCAGGGAATATCTGAATAAGCATAAGTAAGGAAAAGGCCTCTAACGAGGCTTTTTTTCTTTGCTTTTTAAAAAGAGATACTCATCCCTACATCGATTAAGTATACGATTCAATTCCTGCCTGTCACAGTCAATTAAATCTTTCTTACCTACCTCAAGTCGTACACAGAATAGAGAATGCTTAATGCCTATACCTTCTGGGTAATCTAGTTGAGCTTTAGCAAAAATACCTATAAGGTCATAATGGGCCAATTAGCGTATATTTCTACGCTTAGGTATTCCAGGAGTAAGCTCTCCCCATTTTTTCTTTTCTAATGTGAATAATCGCTTCCTTAGCCTATGTACATTAGCGTGTGGATTAATCTCTAATTTAGATCTAATTAAGTTACGATAGGTTTCTCTTACAATATACTCACTAGCTATTTCAGGGTTTTCATCTTTTAATTTAGACATCAACTATTTCCCCTGATAAAGGATGTATATTAGACCCTCCATTCTTTCTTTTTACTTCTTGAATTGCAATATACTTCTCGTTCTGTACTTTATCAGACTCATGCTGAACCTCTCTGAGAAACTGCGTTACTTCAAAGGGGTCTGAATGCATAGAGATAAGCCTATCTCTTTCATTCTGTAATGCCCTGATCAGTATCTTTACTTTGGCTTGACTTAACTTCATAGTTATCCTCTTGGATTGTGGTTTCATGTATTAACTTTGCTAATATTTCCGCAGAAATAAGCTTTTTAGTATTATCATTACATTCAGTCCTATTCGTTAATACGTTTATAATAATATTTTCTAATATTTCATTACTTTTTGGCATTTGATTTTTCTTTCTTAAGGTCAATCATCAGCTGTTTAACGATTCCTCTGTGTTTTAGCTCTTCCTCTTTTGGAATTTTAATTCTTACAACTGTATCTTTTTGTTGCTGTAGCCACATAATTTCTTCAGGGCTACGATGTTTTGTAAGCAGTTCCCATGCCTCGGCAGGTGACTGATCATTTTTTATATGACATCCTATACATAGGCTTATACAATTTAATGGCTCCCATCTAGTCGTAATATTTGCTCGACCAAACCAGATATGAGCGCAATGCAACTTCCTACTATCTTTACCTTGGGTAAACTTCTTACTACATTTCTGACAAGTCCAATTATCCCTCTCCCTAACATAATCAGAGAAATTCTTATCGGTTGTTGTTCTTTTAATCTTCTCACCTTTAGCACCTCTTCCATACCACGACATTATACATCAACCCTTTCATTGGTATGTAATTCCCTAAAAATAATTTGAATGGCCTGAGGGTATGCAAAACCTTTAAGCTCTTTTACTCTACCCATATACTTCTCTTGTCCATTAGGATGCATTAAGTGAAATTTGCTCAGGCTCATTGCGCTTGAACATTTACATCCATACATTCGCACAATATCTCCATGAACTGGATCAGTATCAATAGCAGGCACAGCACCAGTATCTTGACACCAGTAGCAAACATTTTCTGGATCAATTACAATAGAATCTCTTTTAGGCCGCATTCCATTATATGTACTCTTTAACTCAGCTAAGGTTGGAAACTTATATGATGTATCAATAATCTGATCAATTGCTCTCATCAGTATATAATGTTCACAACTCCTCGCCCACCTTGCATATAGTTTCATTTGACGTTCATTCTGAACTTTGCCATAACTATCCCAAAGCTCCGCTAACTTTGTCTCTACTGTTAACATTACAAATCCTCCATAATTTTTGCGAAAGCACTTTCAGTACTCACACCATTATTCATACTGCGATCATTGCTTGCCCAGTAAGCCAACCGCCTGCCAGTTTCCCATGTCTTTTCCATTTGGACTCTCATCTTAGTTTTACTCTGATTCAATTCACTCCAATAACTAATAAAACTTTTAAGCATATCTTCTGGATACTTATCCTTGTATACCATTACTTCTTCTTCAAACTTATTTTTTTTGCTTACTAATACTTTATCATTCTTATCATTCTTATCATTCTTAACATTCTTTAGTTGTGTCTTTCTATTTGCTTTGGATTTGCTTTTAGTCGTACTGTCAGTCGTACTGTCGCTGTGTGCTGAGGTCTGGTAAGTCTCGTATTTACAGATACTTAGGTGTGTGTAATTGTGGTTGCTAACTCGTACTATCATTGTGTCCTTTTCGAGTAGGTTGAGGAAGTGTCTAACCTTACCTCTAGACCATGTAAACTGCTCAGCTAATGACTCTAGGGATGTTACAAGCTCCCCCCTCTTGATCTGTACAAGGTTACCATTTTGGAGCCATGTCTTTTCTTTATGGTTAGCAGATATAAGTAAATACATCCATGCTTGAAAATATTCTGGCTTTTGCCAAACCCAATGTTTTCTAATATCACGATGCACTTTAATCCATCCCCTATTCTTCTCCATCATCTCCCCCACAGGCCATAGTTTCACCTACGAAATATTTATGCTTTACTGGTTGTCCTTTTCCTGTGATGGCCCATCCGTTTTTAGTGACGATTTTTTGCCTGGACCTCCTGGAAATCTTCTTGCACTCGGCACTTGTGAGCGTTTGTGCCACTTCTTTGCTTTTTTCTTTTCTTTTTGTATTAGTGTCTTCCAACTTGACATCCCTGTTCTCCTTTATTTTTAATAATTCACAGACAGCATAAACAATGCCATCTAATAACTCTTCAAGCATTTCCTGTAGCCAGTCCCTACCGTCATTAACATCTAAGTGATCACCATATTTTTTTGCCCCTACATCAATACGATCATTAATCATTTTCTTGATCTTTTCATTTGACATATCATCTCCTATTTTTTGAATCTTGTTTTGCTAAAAACCTCTGATGTTGTTTTGATGTCCTGCCTTCTCTTTTCCATTTATCATTAAGTTTTTTGCGTTTTTGTTTATTCAATTTTGCGTTCTTGTTGGGCATACTGTCTCCTTAATCCCAAATATTAGGTATGGTTGTAAATGCTACTTCCCATTCACCAACTGGTACGTCATAAAAATACTCGCCCTCAGGCATAGAATTATTAGGCACCTCTACTAGTGGATGGTCTCTTATAACTGAGGATTTACAGCGATATAGCGTGTCAAATTCACCTGCTGGTAAAACATGATGGACCACTACATCGTATGTAATATCTAGTTTTAAGAATTTTGTTTTTCTCTCTGGCACATGAAATGTTTTATATGGCCAGGTTTTTGTGTAAACAGTCCTGCGCTCTACTTCACTCCCTGGAATCATAATGTCAACACCATAATCGTCAGGGTTTTCAATAGCAGGAACTCCTTTACTTCTGAGATAATTAATTACAACCTCTTTCCCTGCTGGGTCATTGGCTGCATGATTGTCTTTGTTAAATGGTTTACGCTTGATAATTCCTCCCTGGTATGTGGTTAGGGTAAGTAGTAGGGAGTAAGAGCCAACCCACTCCCTACTTATCACTTTTTCAGCTGTTGCCAGCCTCTTTTTTAATCATCCCAAGGCATTTTTTCTTGTGACTTAGGTTGACTTTGATTCTGGTCACTTGCTTGAGGCTCATACAAGCTGAGCTTAAACCAAGGTTTCCCAGAATTTTTTGCTACTTTAGCATAGGCTCGGAATTTCATTTCCTTACCATTGACCATGACGGTACCGTTGCCCCAATAGTTTTTGGGATCATCCATATCACCTTGAGGATTAAAGTCAGGGTTTTTAAACATACTTCCCTGATTATCTTTAAGCTCAAAGCCTTGGCCTTTGTTCTGCTGTTGTGGATATGCCATTATTCGGCTCCTTTTTGTTTGTTATACAGATTGAAACTCTTTCGTGTATTTATAGGTTGCCTTGGGATTACAACTCCATCTTTATTTGCATTCATTGCATACCATGTCCGCACTACATTTATTGTTTCCTTAGGCGAGTACTTTTGCCACGAAAGATCGTAAGTAGGTGTGCTGCGATATGAATCCTTAACATATAAACATGCCATTTCATCTATCTTCAGATCTGGATTATCTCTATCCCATCCCATTTTATATCCAGAATTTTGTAATGTTTGGGTCCAGCTTTTTACACCAGTTTTAAAGTCGACCAAACAAATACTTTTCTTTTTACTATTCTTAGCTTTTTTCATTTTACATACGAAGTCTAACCTGCCTGCAAATGGAAGTTCTGGATCGTAGATCACATATTCACACGCTATAGGTTCAGGTTCCTTTTCTTCCCAAAAAGCCATGAAAGACTCCAAATTTCTTGCAATATCAATTGCAAAAAGCTGAGGCCTTCTCCAAAGTGTTCTCCATGACTGGTCACTATCCTTTTGTATTTTTTCATAAATATCATCTAGATGTACCTCTATGCCATAGACAAGCTGTTCAATCCAATGATGAACATGGGTGCCTTTTTGACCTTTAGCATCTCTAACAGGATAGGCATGGTGGCCTTCATTCATAAGCCATGCATTAAAACCTGGACCTTTATCAACTGCGCTCAAGCATGTAGTCATACTAGGCCTCCAGTTTTTTTTATTATGGTCACCTTTAACATGATACCATCTACCTAATCCTGTTTGGGTAGCTGTAATATGCGGCTTGTCGTAGATTTGAATTTTTCCAATCCCTAGATCATCGCTGCTCTCCTGAGATTGATTCTTTTCTACGACATAGCCTTGTTCTTTTACCATTTCTAAAGCATCTTTTATGCTTAATGGATCTTTTTTATTTGCCATTGTTTCTCCTATTTTGAAATTTTTGGCCCCCTAAGCCTGGAAACAAAAAACCAGACTTACTCAAAGGAGAGAGAGTGAGTGTGTATGACAAAAGGGGGCCTAAGACATGCAACATTTTTTAAACTTTTTTTCTGATCCGCAAAAACATGGATCGTTTCTACCTGGAGATTGATTGATAGTTATAGGTATTCTTCTATGATCTAAAATTGTTTTACCAATCAAATGATCTATTTCATGTTGTACTGCTATGGTTTCTAGAAGTCGTACTTCTTGATCATGTTTACTTTCATTTTCTTCTTCCCAGCTACCTTTTCCATCGCTAGGAACTACATCACCGCTGAAATACCAATCAGAATCTTCTTGCTCAGTATGTATAATTATATTTTTAAATCTAGTAGTGTTTACATTATACCCTGGGTATGATAAACATCCTTCATTAAACAATACATGATCCCATTTTTTAATAATTACAGGATTTATAATTGTAATAGGTTTTCTTACTTTCACGACAGCAACCTGTGCATCTATACCTATTTGATTAGCTGCAAGACCTATACCTGTCTTTGTTGTGTCTAACTCTTTGTATAATAAATCAGCTATTTCTAAACCTGTAGATACAGTAACAGTTCGTGCTTGTTTATTTATAAAAGGATTGTTTTCTGTTCGACAATCGATTATCAAGACGTTGTTACAATCCTACGTTTATAATTTTCTATAGCCTCTGGTTCAAACCTATATGTTCTATGTCCTAAGCGGAAAGCAGGTATATCGCCATTATTTATTAATACCTTTAGTTTAGGCCAGGTTATACGAAGATGTTGACACACATCTTTTGAGGTTAGTAATTCGGCTTGGGGCATGCGGAAATCCTTTCAATAAATTACAGATGTATAATTAAGTACTATAAATTGTACTATAAGTATAAGTAATAAAGCAAATATTTTTTGTATAAATATAATTAACTATGTTGTACTATTATGTACTATATTATACATAAGTATGGTAGCACAGATTCCAGATTTTATAAAACAGATTCGAAAAGACTACAACTTAACTCAAAACGAACTAGCTGAAAAATTAGGCTGCAATGTAATGTCTATTCACGCTTATGAATCAGGCAAGAGAACTCCAAGCTTAAGCAAGCTCGATAAAATATTAGAATTATTTCCAGATACAGATATTTATAAGTTGATAGAAATAATGAATAATCCCATCCCAGAGAATAGGGTTACTGTTAACTTATTAGATCAAATAGATTCTTTAAAAAGAAAAATAAATTCCCTACAAAACAAAAATTAATTGGGACATATTTGGGACATAATATGTTCTATTATATATAATTAGTTTATATTAAGAAACACTATTTATACACAATAAATCTTCTATTTGGGCCCATAGCTCAACGGTTAGAGCACCGCACTCATAATGCGTAGGTTAGATCCTCTACAAAATATAATATTTTTTTCTTTGAGACATTTATGGGACATAATTTATAAAGTGGGGGGTAGAGGAGAACAGCAAATCCCACCCCCCTGGGGATCCCTAAAGGTATTTGCTTACCTGCTCGATAAACTCAGATTCTTCACCAGAACCTAATTCAGTATTGTACCATTTTTTCCAGTATTTACTCCATCCAGACATTGTAGATGGCATTTTTTGAGGCGCTCTCCAATAACATAACCGTGCAAATACTACTTGAGCTGCGAAATTTGTTTCTATCAAATAATCCCAGTCTTGTTTATCAGCTTTATCAAAAAAACTTTTCGGTATCATAGTAGCATGTACGCATCGATCTATCATGGCAGGCCTATATTTGAGCCAATTATTAATAACGTCTAGAACACTATCAATTTCAAGCTGTGCAAACCCTCTAGCAGGACCATTGTTCATTTGACGAAAATATTTAAACCTTGACTCAATTATCATTGTGCCTACAATTAGGTTTACCGCATCATCGCTATTATACTTTGATCCTAGCTTAGTTAAGATCCTTTTTACAAGATCTTTAGTTTGTTTTATGTCAATCATCTTTATTGAACAGACCTTGCAATAGATCTGTAACGACATCGACAACTTTTTCAAAGAATACCTGCTCTTTATCCTCAGATACAAATGGAATATCAATCTTAGCATTAATTGCTGAAGCGATTTGTTTTTCCATTTCTTCTGAAGCTAAATGACTCATCATATCAGATTTTACTTGATCTGCTTGAGCTTGAGCTGCATCCATGAGCATTTTTTTTATGTCCATAGTTCCCCCTGTTAGTTTAACTAATGTTTACCGTTAATTCGTGATACAGAGCCTTTAATTTCAGCTACCACATCCGATATTTGGTTAAGTTCATCTGTAAGTTTTTCATGCCTGCGTTCTGTTGTGGAATCTGAACGATCCCATCTAGAAATTAATTTTATAATAATACTTTCTGAATTAGAAATTTTAGTTTCCATAACCGCTATGTGCTGTCTAATGTCATCAAGATCTTCTGATTGAGAAGTTTGTGAGGTCATTAGGTTCTTAATCATCATAATAAAAAGTCCTACTATGACTGCTACAGCACCAGCCTCACCGTATAATCCTACAATTTCATTCATTTATTTAAATCTTCTAGCAATTCTTTTATTTACTTCTTTAGTAAGTGGGTCATTCTTTAATTTTTCAAATGTAGATTGTCTTTCTTTTTCTAACCTTCTTGATATTTTAGCTCTTCCTCTACTCATATATTCTGATGGGTCAGCGCCTGCTTTATGCAATGCCCTTCTTGTTCTTCCAACTTCAGTACTTTGAGCTTTTTTAGCAGCTTTATCAACTATAGATTTTTTTTTAATTAACCTTTTTTTCTTTTTCTTTTTCTTTTTCTTTTCTTCATCACTATTCTTAACTACTGTGTTGACTGCTTTTAAATACGCAGATTTATTTCCATAAGGCATTATAAAACTCCTGTCTTTTTTAATACGCCTACTAAACTTGCAAAAGCTCCAACAAAATAAGCTGAAGCTTTTGCCCAAGTTTTAGCTTGTTTAACATTATCTTCTAAAGCATCTAAGCGCTTACGGTCTTTTTTTAATAATTCCACTTCATGTCTAATCCAATGCATTTCAAACCACATTTTTGATCTATAGTCTGAAACTTTTTCAGGCATGTCTGGTATATTTAAACCGTTAGGCATATTACTTCTTCATTATTTCTTTTTTAGTTTTATTGGCTTTACCTTCAGCTTCATCGTTAATCTGTTGTTCTACAACTGCTATAGCGCCAGTAATTTGGTGAAAATTCATTTCCGCTTGCTTTTGCTGATCGATTAACTGCTCTTTTCTTTCTTCTAAAGTCATTATCTGTTTTCCTTTTATTTTACGGTTTTTTTAACCCTAATCTTTGCATTAGAGTTTTGTTTTGTTCTTCAAGTTTCTGTATGTGCTGTGTTTCCATTCCTTCAACACTTGCACTTAACACAGTAACTTTATTTTGTAAATCTTCAATTTTTCTATTATGTTCTGCAAATTTCATTTGTGCTTGATACCAAGAGCCTGTAACCACCATAATTAAAAAGCCCATTTTAATTAACATTGCCACCGATAGTGAGATAGTGCTGTCTGTATTAATTGCGCTTGCCACTTCTTAATCTTTCTACTTCTTTTTCAAGAACTATGATCTTTTCGTTCTGCCTTATGTCTGCTGGTATCTCAGCGTTCTGACTTTCTTTAGCATCTTCTTCAATAGCATCTATATGCTCTTCATTAATTTTTACTTGATATTCAAGAAATGATATACGACCATTTAATTCGCCATAGCCCCACGTCATTGCGGCTATTATGCCGACTGCCTGAAAAAGCATAGGCAAACTAATGTTAAGACTTGAATCTTGTCCTATTGGCTTCATTTCTTACATCCACAGCAACAACAACAATCGCTCATTCTTTATTCTCCGTTGGTCTTGGTTTTGGTTTTTTATTAATCACTATTCTTTTTTTATATACAGGCTTAATGAACTGGTCTGTCTGCCAATACCTGTAATCATTAGTATTCCAACCAATAGCTAATGCATTAGGATAGTATCTATACCCTTGAAAATCTGACCTATACACTTTAATAACTTGTGTGCTATCAGTATATGTAATTATCTGTGAAGGTACAGGTTCTCCCACATCTCCACTAATAATGTATCCAAAAAAAAGACCTACAATAAATTCAATCATTAGTTACTACCATTGTTAATTCTT